CCTTTATTTACAAAAATAATGCTTTTTCGTGGTTTTTTTGGAAAAACCACTTATTCTCCCCTCATAAGAGCAGAAAAGGGCAGTTTTTACTGCCTTTTTCTGAAAAAAATGAGAGAGGGGAGCAAATAGGATGCTTGCAGGAGTGAAATGATAAAAATGGAGATAGAAAGCATCAGAATTGAGGACTTAAAGCCTTATGAAAACAATCCCAGACACAATGATGAGGCGGTTGAGGGTGTCAAGGAGTCAATCAAACAATTTGGGTTTAAGATTCCGATTGTTATTGATAAAAATAATGTGATTGTTTGCGGTCACACGAGATACAAGGCAAGTGTAGCTCTTGGACTCAATGAGATCCCTTGCATCAGAGCGGATGACCTAACAGATGACCAGATCAGGGCATTCAGAATTGCAGATAATAAAGTCTCTGAGGTTGCTGAGTGGGATTTGGACAAATTGCAGATAGAACTTGAGGACATTTCACTTGATATGTCCTCTTTTGGCATTGATATGGAATCATTTGACCTCTCAGATGATGATGGTGGCTATTATGGAGATGAAAGAGAGCGGACAAATAAGGCATATAACATGGATTTAATTGATTATGAGAATTTGACCAATGATTTTTGGCAGATGCCCACAATCAAGAATGACAATTTCATCCCAGATGACATCATTGGTTTTAATTATGCCAGATCAAGCAAGAACAAAAACTGTGGGATCCATTTTTATGTTGACGATTATCAGTTTGAGAGAGTCTGGAACTATCCAGAGAAATATGTTGATGTCCTTTGGGAGTATGACTGCATTTTAAGTCCAGATTTTTCACTTTATCTGGACATGCCAATGCCAATGAAAATCTGGAACATATACAGATCAAGGCAGATTGGTGCATTTTATCAAAGTCGAGGCATCAGAGTGATTCCCACAATCTCATGGGCAGAGAAAGAGACATTTGAGTTTTGTTTTAGGGGCATCCCAAAGGGCAGTATTGTCTCTGTGTCAACAATTGGTGTCAAAGAGAAAAAGACTGCTCTTGAGATATGGCATGAGGGCATGACTGAAATGATAAAGCGCATTGAGCCAAGTGCAATTCTTGTCTATGGTGGCAAATTGGACTTTGACTATAAAGATATAAAGACAATCAATTTTGAAAATAAAGTCACTGAGAATTGGAAAAAAAGTGAGGATATTGAAAAATGCTAAAAATTGATTTACAATTTTTTGGAGGGAGAGGTTCATCAAGTGGTGGAAGTAGTAGTTTACCACTTGCACATCCAACAGGGGGTGCAGGGAATAGCAATGCTCCTTGGGGTAATGCTCCAAACGTGCAGAGTCCATCAACATTGAGGGAGGCACTTGGCAATAAGGGTGCTCCAATGTCAATGGCAGATGCAGTCCGAGGTGCAAATCCTTATTATGATGGTACATATAGAGAGTTTTCTGAGAACTGTCAGAGAGCAGTTGTTGCATATGAGGCAAGGCGCAGAGGTTACAATGTAACTGCTCAACCAACATATGAGGGAGACAAGTTGCCACAGGTTGTTGCAAGCAATGGCAGGTGGCAGGGTGCATTTAAGGGAGCAAAGACTGAGATGGTCAGTGGTAAAAATGCCAAGGAAGTCCAGAATAACATTGAGTCCAAGATGAAAGAATATGGAAATGACTCAAGGGCGGTTGTTGGTGTTCAATGGAAAAATGGCGGTGGTCATGTTTTCAATGTTGAACGTCAAAATGGAAAAACTCACTATGTTGATGCCCAGATTGGTGCCAGATATAAGCCATCAGAGGTGCTTGGCATGGCAAAGCCAAATAGTGTAAGGCTTGTCAGAACTGACAATCTGAAATTCTCAGATAGAGCAAAGAAATCTATTGAGAAAAGCGGATCAAGAACAAATAGTTAGTTTTTTCTAAGGAGGCGAATGCTATGATTGCTTATGAAGTAGCCTATGAAAAAGCCAAAGAGCTGAAAAAGGAGATTGACAATTGCATTGAATACGAAAATGGTTATGTTTTCGGATTCAGTGGAGATGATGACTATATTGGAGGCGGTCATGCTCCTGTGGTCATCTTGAAAGAGGATGGAAAAGCAATTCCATTCAATGCCTTTATTGCACAGGGCACAGGGCAGGAAATAAGAGAAATACAGATATAAAGATTAAAGCATCCGAGAGGGTGCTTTTTTATTGCCATGAAAATGAGATGAAAAACGAGGTGGAAAAATGGCAAAGATGGACTTAAACAAACAGGCAAATGAAATACTAAGGATTGCAGAGGAAAGCGGTGCACAGTCCAATTTCTTTTTTGTGACCACATTCAAAAGGTATCAAGTGCAGTTAAAAATCCTCAATGACTTGGAGAAGTCTTTGATAAAGGAGGGAATGCAAGTTACCAAAGAATATGTCAAAGGGCGCAAAAATGTATATAGCAATCCTGCAATCTCTGACTATAACAGGACAACGGACTCTGCAAATAAAACAGTCGCAACATTGATGAGAATACTCAAGAATTATGGAGTTGATGAGTCATCAAATGAGGAAACGGATCCTTTGATGGCAATTATCAATGGTGGCGGTGAGGATTGAATAAAGCATATGAATTTTGCAAGAGTTCCGTAAGAAAAAAGACAACTCCCAAATATGTCCGATTGCAGATGAAGATTTTTATAAAAGTCTGTGATGGCAAAGATAAAAAATATATTGTTAGTGAGAAAAAGGTCAAACAGGTTGAAAATATCCTCAAAATATTAAACATGCCCAAAGGATTAAGGGCAGGAGAGTCATTGTATAACTGCACAACAGGTTATCAATGGCTTTTTTACATTGCAATACTCTGCACTGTGTACAGAGACAATGAGGAAAAAAGGCGATATGAAACAGGAGTCCTTGAGATTTGCCGAAAGAATTTCAAAACATACACCATTGCAACCATATTTATCATTTTGTTCTTGACCGAGCCAAAGTTCTCCAAGTTTTACAGTGTAGCTCCAGATGGTAGCTTATCGAGGGAAATCCGAGAGGCAATTGCCGAGACAATCAGATCATCTCCACTTGTATATGAGTACAAAGACCAAAAGAGATTCAAGATTTTAAGAGATTATATACAGTTCATTCCAACACAGACACAGTACATTCCACTTTCCTATTCAACATCAAGGATGGATGGAAAACTCCCAAATGCATTCATAGCAGATGAAGTTGGAGCACTGCCTATCTCATATCCTATTGAGGCAATGAGATCAGGACAGTTAAATATATTGAACAAATTAGGATTCATAATCTCAACAAAATATCCGACAATTGATAATCCCTTTGAGAATGAGATTGCCTATGCCAAGAAAGTCCTTGATGGACTTGAAAAGGATGAGGCAATCTTTTCACTACTCTATGAGCCAGATGAGACAAAGGGATGGGAGACCAATGATGTGATTATGAAACAGGCAAATCCTGTTGCTCTTGAGATTCCAGAGATTTGGCAAGACCTTATCAAGAAAAGAGCCAAGGCAATTGCAGTTGAGTCCTCAAGAGAGAATTTTGTCACTAAGCACTGCAACATTATTTATCAAGGTGTGGGCACTGAGACATACATTGATGTCAAGGATGTGCAGGAATGCAAGGTTGCAAAGATAGATTGGACAGGCAGGGTTGTTTATATCGGTCTTGACTTATCACAAACAGATGACAACACATCTGTTGCAATGGTCAGTGTGGATGATGACAACAACATTCTTGCAGAGTCCTTTGCCTTTATACCAGAGGACAGAGTTGATGAAAAGCAAATCTCTGAAAAGGTTGATTATAGAGAGTTATTAAGGACAGGGAAAGTCATTGCCTGTGGTGACAGGGTCATTGATTATTCAGTTGTTGAGGATTTCATCCTTGGAATAGAGGAGAAATATGGAGTCCAGATCCAAGCAATTGGATATGACAGATGGAATGCTCTTTCAACTGCTCAGAAACTTGAAAAGGCAGGATATAACATGATCGAGGTGAGACAACATTCATCTGTCCTCCATCCTCCAACAAAACTACTCAAGGAAAAGATCTTGAGTCATGAGTTTAAATATACAAACAATCGACTATTAGAGATAAATTTCCAAAATGCAAGATGTGTCTATGACACTAACAAAAATCAATATGTGAACAAAAAGAAATCCACAGGCAAGGTGGACATGGTAGTTGGTTTAATCAACGCAACCTATCTCTTGCAACAAGATGTATTCCTAAATCAGATGGATTTCACAATTCAAACATTCTAGGAAAGGAGAGAATCAATGGGATGGTTTGATTTTTTATGGGAAAGAGATTCCACTCCTCAAGATCCTGTGCCAGAACAACCTCAACCTCCAATTGTTGATGATGTGCTCCTGCAAGCATTACTCAATGGAGAGACCATCACAAGAGAAAAGGTTTTGACACTGCCATCAGTCAATGGAGCGGTTGATTTCATCTCAAACTGTGTAGCCTGTATGCCGGTAAAGCTCTATAAGGTCAAGCAGGGCAAGGTTGAGGAGATTGAGGATGAAAGAGTCAAGATGCTCAATGGTGACACAGGAGACACTCTGGATGCTTTTCAGATGAAAAAAGCAATGGTCTCTGATTTTCTTTTGGGCAAGGGCGGTTATTGTTACATCAGAAAAAGCAGAAATGATGTGACAGGACTTTTCTATGTCGAGGACAGATATATCACCATCATGAAAGTCTATGAGCCTATTTTCAAGCAATATCAGATTTTTGTTGGTGGCTTTGAAAAAGGCAACGAGAAACAGTATGGCACATATCAACCTTGGCAGTTTATAAAACTGCTCAGAAATACCAAGGATGGTGCAAGTGGTGTTGGACTGACAGTGGAGGTCTCAAAGGCTCTTGAGACTGCCTATCAGACTTTGCTCTATCAGCTTGGCATGGTCTCCACAGGAGGAAACAAAAAAGGATTCCTAAAATCACAGAGAAAACTTGGACAGGATGAGATCAATGTTCTCAAACAGGCTTGGAAAAATCTCTATGCCAATAACAATGAGAATGTTGTTGTGCTCAATAATGGTCTTGAGTTCCAAGAGGCAAGCAGTTCCGCAACAGAGACTCAGCTAAACGAGTCAAAAAAGACATTGCAGGATGAAATCAATTCACTATTTCATCTCTATCCAGATGATTTTGAGAGGACATTCAAAGAGGCAATATATCCAATAGTTAAAGCCTTTGAAACTGCTCTCAATCGTGACCTGCTCCTTGAGAAAGAAAAGAAAAATCATTTCTTTGAGTTTGATGTCAAGGAGATTGTGAGAGTCTCAATAAAAGAGAGATATGAGGCTTATAAGACTGCCAAGGAGACAGGATTCATGACACTCAATGAAATCCGCAGGAGAGAGAATATGGAATACATTGAGGGTCTTGATGTGGTCAATGTTGGTCTTGGAGCGGTTCTCTATGACACAAACAAGCATGTCTACTATACACCAAACACTGACACAATCGGTGACATTGGTGATGGAGGTTCAGAGGAGACTCAAGAGGAGAAAGAGGAGGAGCTTAAAAAGACACAGGACATGCTCATTGGTCATGAACTAGCAAAGGAATTTGATGAGAGCGGAAACTCAAGTGATGCATGAGGAGGTATCAAATGAAAATCAAAATCAGAAATGACAGTGTTGAGATAGAGGGATATGTCAACGCAGTTGAAAGAAAATCAAGACCTCTGATGTCAAGGATGGGCAAATTCATTGAGAGAATTTGTAAAGGTGCTTTTAAAAAGTCGATTGAGAGGAATGATGATGTGCGACTCCTCTTAAATCATGATCCAAATAAAGACCTTGGAGGTACAAGAGACGGAAATCTTGAACTAACAGAGGATAACATTGGTCTCCATGCGAGGGCAACCATCAGTGATAAGGATGTTGTCCAGAAAGCCAGAAATGGTGATCTAGTCGGTTGGTCTTTTGGCTTTTTAGACAGAGATGTTGAGCAGAAAAGAGATGAGGATGGACTCCCTCTTAGAGATGTAAAAGACTTAGATCTCAAGGAGGTCTCACTCCTAGATAAAAGCAAGACTCCTGCCTATGATGGCACACTTGTTGCAGTTCGGTCTGAGGAGGAATCAATTTTTTATGCTGAGACCTTTGCAGATGACATCCAGATCAGAGAGGAGACATCTGAGGAGACCAATGAAGTGCCTAAACAACAGGAAACTGTTGAGCAAAATAACATCAATTATGATGAGTACGAAAATCTCATCAAGGACATGAAAAAATAAGGAGGAAAAAGACATGTCAAAGTTTTTAGAGGAAAAAAAGAATGACCTTATCACAAGAGCTGAGGAGGTTCTCAACAAGGCAAAGGAAGAAAAGAGAGAACTTACAGATGCAGAGGCACAGGAGCTTGCAGAGATCAAGGATGATGTCCGCAGAATTAAGGAAACTCTTAAACTTGATGATGATTTCAGAGAGGTGATGGATGCTGAGAAAAAGCCTGATCCAGAGCCAAAGGAGGAGACAAACGTGATCGTTGATGAAAAGGATAGAGACTGCAAGAGTGTAGAAAAGAGAGCCATTGAGGAGCAGGAAAGACAGGCTTTTGAGGCATTCATTCGCAACAGAGCATTGAACACAAGAGATGGAGATCCTGTCAATCTTACAATTGAGGACAATGGTGCAGTTGTTCCTCAGACAATTGCTGACAAGATCATCAGAAAGGTTTATGACATCTGCCCTATCCTTGAGAAGTCAAGCAAGTACAACATCAAGGGAACACTCACAATTCCCTACTATGATGAGTCTGAGACTGCAATCAATGTTGGCTATCAGGATGAGTTTGTTCAGATCACATCTAGTGTTGGACAGTTCACAAGCAATGTAACTCTCACAGGTTATCTTGCAGGAGCACTTGCAAAGGTATCACGCTCTCTCATCCACAATTCAAAGTTCAACATTGTTGACCATGTGATTGATATTATGGCAGAGCACATTGCAAGATTCATTGAGCATGAGCTTTTGATTGGAACACCTGGCAATCCAGAGGCAGTGCCTCCTGTTCCTGCAAAGGTTCTTGGACTTTCAACTCTGACAAATGTTGTGACTGCTGATGCAACCAATGCAATCACTGCTGATGATGTTATCAAGTTGCATGATTCAGTAAAGGACAGATTCCAGAGAGATGCATTTTTCATCATGTCAACTCAGACAAGGACTGCTCTGAGACTCTTAAAGGACTCAATGGGCAGATATATGTTGCAGGATGACATCTCACTGCCTTTTGGCACATCCCTCCTTGGAAAGCCTGTCTACGTTTCTGACAACATGCCAGAGATCGGTGCAGGAAATACAGTCATCTATTATGGTGACTACAAGGGTCTTGCAACAAAGTTTGCTGAGAACATCAATATACAGGTTCTCAGAGAGAGATATGCTGATGAACATGCAGATGGTGTCATTGGATGGTTTGAGTTCGATTCAAAGGTTGAGAATGAGCAGATGATGGCAAAACTTGTGATGGCTCAGTCTTAAAAACAATGAGGTGATAGCATGAAATATAGAGCATTAGTCTCTTTCACAGGTCTAGTCTCTATGGCAAAGGGAGAGGTCAGAGAAATATCTGACCTTTCCCTTGCTAAAGATTTACTCAAAGCAAAGTATGTTGAGGAAGTCAAGGCAGATGAAAAGGGCACTGATGAGCCAAAAGAGGAGACAGTTCCTAAGCCAAAAAAGACTAGGTCTCCAAAGAAAAAGGAGAGTAAAAAATGAACATCAAAGCATTGATCCCTTTCACAATTCGTGACAGTGAGACAGGCAATCTCACATCTATTGCATGTGGAGCGGTTGTGACTGTTACAGAGGAGTTAGGAAATCAGTTGATAGCAGATGGATTGGCGGTTGAATATTCTGAGGTTGTGCCTTATGGAACAAAGTCAATCACTGCTAATGGTACGTATGATGTCAGTGCATATGCAACCGCAACAGTCAATGTTGGCACTCTGACAGTGACTTATGATGCCAATGGTGGCACAGGTTCAGTTGATGCTCAGACAGTGATTGCAGGAAATTCAATCAATCTCTCTGATGGATCAGGACTCACTGCTCCAACAGATAAGGAGTTTGCAGGATGGGCAACAACGGACAGTGCAACAGAGGCAGATGTGACAAGTCCATACACACCAACAGAGAATGTCACTCTCTATGCAGTGTGGACTGATGTAGTCTAAATCCATGATGTTGTTTAGGCAACTCCTCATAAAAGGAGGGCAACAAAATGAATGAAATATCAGCGGTTAGTCAAATCACTGCTCAAGATCTTGCAGACTACTTGAGAATCTGTGAAGTGACAGAAGATGACACAAACACTCTCAATACGCTTTTAACAGTTGCTAAGGAGTATATTGTTAAATACACAGGACAGACACTTGAAAACCTCGACAACCTCAAGGACATCATCATTGTTGTCTTTATTTTGTGCCAAGACATGTGGGATAACAGGGCACTTTATGTTGATTCATCCAATGTCAACAAAGTTGTTGAGTCCATCTTGGGTCTGCATTCGGTGAACCTATTATGAATTATATAAATGCAGGAAAGTATGACAAAAGAATCAGCATATACCAGACAACAGTTGTCAAGGATTCCGCAGGTTTTCAGAGCAAGCAAAGGACACTTGTCTTGCAACCATATGCCAATGTTAAGACAACAAGAGGCATGACTCTCATCAGAAATGATACGGATTTTGAGAAAGCATATACCAATTTCACAATCAGATTTCCTGTCACTGAGATAAATAGAGATATGGAGATTGATTTTCGTGGTAAGACATACACCATTGAATATCTAAACAATGTGGATGAGGCATGTGTTGAACTTGAAATCCAAGCCAAGGAGGTCACTCACTGATGGCAAAGTTTGAGATGCAGTTGCCCACAGAGATCATGAAAGATTTTCAAAAAATCTATAACGATTCAGAGAAAATCTTTGGAGAGATGACAAAGGCAGGGGCAGAGGTTGTGGAGGGCAATATCAGAGCCAATCTCCCTCAGAGCATTCAAAAATCCAAGATGATGGATTGTTTGAAGATCACAAAGACCTATAAAACACCATCAGATGATGGAATCAACACCAAAGTTGGTTTCTATGGATATTTTCAAAATGAGGATGGAAAAACAGTTCCTGCTCCATTAGTGGCAAATGTCTTTGAGTATGGGAGGAGCAATTCTCCATTTCCTAAACAACCATTCATGAGAAAGTCTTTCAAAAAAGGTCAGATTGAACAGGCTATGCTCAAGGCGCAGAAACAGGCAAGTGGAGGATTGTTGGATGAATGAATTGATAGAATCTATCTTTTCTAATTTCATAGTGGATGGAGTTGAGATTCCTGTCTCATATATGTTTTATGAGGGTCATGGTGAGCCTTATGTTGTTTATATGCAACAGGATGCAGATGGGTCACTGACAGGAGATGATGATTTGCTTGGGTATGTTGATTATTATGATTTTGATGTTTACTCAAAAGGCAACTATTTAAGCATTATTGAGAGTTTAAAGGCAATTCTTAAAGCCAACAATTTTGTTTGGCAACCAAGTCGGTCAAGCCAAGATTTTTATGAGACTGACACAGGCTACTATCACAAAACATTGAATTTTGCGATTTTTAAGGAGGAAAATTAAAATGGCAAAAATCGGATTGAAAAATTTTCTCTTTGGTATTTTGACCGAGGAAACAGACGGATCTGCAACATATGGCACTGCACAGAAACCTGCAAAAGCGATTTCTTGCACTGTTGACATCTCCAATAATGAGGCAACTCTTTATGCAGATGATGCACTTGCAGAGTCAGACACATCATTCCAGAGTGGCACTGTGACTCTTGGCATTGATGATGAGGATGACCAGACTCTTGCAACTCTCCTTGGACATCAGATTGATGAGAATGGAGAGATGGTGAGAAATTCAACTGACACTGCTCCTTATGTTGGACTTGGCAGGATAATCACCAAGATGGTCAGAGGTGTTTATAAATATAAGGTTGAATTTCTGAACAAAGTAAAATTTGCAGAGCCATCACAGGAGAACAACACCAAGGGTGAGACTCTTGAATTTGGCACATCTGAGATTGAGGGGCAGGTTTCGGCTCTTGCCAATGGTGATTGGTCTAAGTCACAGACCTTTGACTCAATGGCTGAGGCTCAGGCATATCTTGATGGACTTTTTGGAACAAGTCCAAGTCCTGTCACGACAAGTTACACAGTGACTTATGATGTTAATGGTGGCACAGGCACAGTTGCTCCTGTCACAGTTGATGCAGGAGAGTCCATCACTCTCTCTGATGGATCAGGAATCAATGCTCCAACAGGCATGGAGTTTGCAGGATGGGCAACAGAGGCAACTGCAACAGAGGCAGATGTTGCAAGTCCATACACACCAACAGGAGATGTGACACTCTATGCAGTATGGGTTGAGGTCTGATTGAAAATAAATAGAGGATAAAAGGAGCGGATGTAGTTCTCTGCTCCTTTTTTAGTATTGGAGGAGAATGAAATGAAAGATTTTAATGGTGAAATCCAATATAAAGGCAACACATACAGACTTGTTTTCAATCTCAATGTTATGGAGACAATCCAAGAGAAATATGGCTCTCTTGATGCTTGGGGTGCTCTCACAGATGGAACTATGTATGCTCAAAAGGAATATGAGAGAAAGCATGGATCCATTGAGGGATGGGATGATCTAAAACCAAAAGAAAAAGCTGAGTATCAAGGTGAGCCAGATGCCAAGGCAGTCATCTTTGGCTTTACAGAGATGATAAATGAGGGCATTGACATTGACAATGAGGAAAATGGCACTGAAATAAAACCTCTCACACTCAAGCAGGTGGGGAGACTTATCACAGACATTGGTCTTGCCAATGCAACCAAGACTCTCAATGAGACTGTCATTGCAAGTTCTAAAAGTGAAGAAAAAAACGAGTAATCCAAGATAAGTATGATCCTGTCATTGACTTTTCTTGGTTTTATTTTATTGGAAAGACAAAGCTAAATTTGTCTTTTAAAGAGACAGGGAGACTGACACTTACCATGTTTAACAAGCTATATGGTCATTACAAAGATATGTGGGATATGGAAATGAGGCTCACACAGTCAAATACGACTTATAAAGAGGCATTTATCAAATCCCAGAAAGATGAGGAATGGTTTTAGGAGGTAGACAATGGCAGGATTCGGTGGAGCGGTCAAACTCACAGGAGAATCTGAATATAGAAAAGCACTGAGTCAAATCACACAGAGTCTTAAAGTGACATCTGCTGAGATGAAAGCCACATCAAGTGCATTTGCAAGTGGTGACAAGTCTCAGAAAGAACTTGCCTCATCTGCTAAAGAACTTAAAGCCTCTTTGGAACAACAAAAGTCTGCTCTTTCAACTTTAAAGGGTCAGCTTGCCCAAATGACCGCAGAATACCAAAAAACAGGGCAGAAACATCAGCAATTAGTCTCTGAATATGATAAAGAAAAACAGAAACTTGATGAAATAGGCAGGACTCTTGGCACATCATCCACAGAGTATAAGAATCAGCAAAAAGTGGTCAATGATTTGGCTCAAGATGTTACAAAGAGCGAAAAGGCATATGATGCGCAGGGCAAAGCAGTCAATCAGATGAGGATTCAGACTGCCAATGCAGAGACAACATGCAATCAGACCGCAGAGGCAATTGAGAACATGGGCAAAAAGGCAGAAGATTCCGCAGGTGGATTCACTGTCATGAAAGGTGTATTAGCTAACCTTGCAACACAGGCAATTAACAGTGCAATTGATGGCTTGAAAAGGCTTGGTGGTGCATTTGTTGACACAGGAAAACAGGCTCTTGCCTCATATGGTGAGTATGAGCAGTTAGAGGGCGGTGTCAAAAAGATATTTGGTGATGACATGGCACAGGCAGTCATGGACAATGCAAACAAGGCATTCAAGACCGCAGGAATGAGTGCAAATGAGTATATGGAGACTGTCACAGGCTTTTCATCATCACTTATTCAGTCATTAGATGGTGATACATCAAAGGCAACAGAGATTGCAGATAGAGCCATCAGAGATATGTCAGACAATGCCAACACATTTGGTACAAGCATGGAGTCAATTCAATATGCCTATCAAGGATTTGCCAAGGGCAACTATACCATGCTTGATAATTTGAAACTTGGATATGGTGGCACAAAAGAGGAGATGGCAAGACTCATTGAGGATGCCTCCAAGATGACGGATGTCCAGAAAGAACTTGGAATTGCAGTTGATGCAGGAGATATGTCCTTTGCAAACATAGCAAATGCAATCTCAGTTGTTCAAAAGAACATGGGTGTCATGGGTACAACTGCATCAGAGGCAAGCGGTACAATTGAGGGTTCAACAGGCTCAATGAAATCAGCATGGCAAAACATGCTCACAGGCATGGCAGATGAGAATGCCAATTTTGAGACTCTTGCATCCAATTTCATTGGTACTTTGGTTTCTCCAGATGGCAAGGGCGGTGTCATTGGAACAATAGTTCCAAGAATAGCAACTGTTATCACAGGAATGTCACAGGCAATCCAGACAATGCTCCCTCAACTGATGCAAGCGGTTGTGCCTATCATTCAACAGAATCTCCCTATTATCGTGGAGGCGGTGAGCGGTGCGATAACAACGATCCTGTCAGTTCTGCCAGATGTTGTGAATGTCATAAGTGACTTGATTCCACAGATTGTGTCTGCATTAGTCGGAATGTTGCCACAGATAATTGAGGCAGGAATCCAGATAATTGTTGGACTCATTCAAGGTATCACAAACGCAATCCCTCAGCTCATGGAGATGTTGCCACAGGTCATTACTGACATTGTAACTGCACTCACTGACAATCTGCCTCTTATCATTGAGGCAGGATTGCAACTCCTCATGGCTCTGACTGATGGCATCATTGGTGCAATTCCGCAACTAGTGGCACAGTTGCCAACAATAATCAATAGCATAGTGGGTTCTTTGCTTTCAAGCATTCCAACAATCGTAAATGCAGGAATCCAACTGCTCACATCACTTGTGCAGAATCTCCCTGCCATTATCAATGGCATAGTTGTGGCATTGCCAACAATCATCACAGGTCTCATCAATGGACTCATGCAAAATCTCCCTGCAATCATAAATGCAGGAGTTCAGTTATTTGTTGCCTTGGTGACAAATATGCCTGCAATTATTGCAGGACTTGTTGGAGCGATTCCTCAGATCATAGGAGCTATAATCACAGGCATTATTGAGGCAGTTCCTCAGATGGCACAGACAGGACTGCAACTTGTCCAAGGCTTATGGCAGGGCATCTCTGATGCAGGAGCATGGATCCTTGAAAAGATAAGAGGATTTGGACAGGGTATTCTTGATGGCATCAAAGGATTTTTTGGCATATCGAGTCCGTCAACAGTAATGAAAGACCAAGTGGGAGCTTTTCTTGCTCAAGGTGTAGGGGATGGATTCTCAGATGAGATGAACAGTGTCAACAAGCAGATGCAAAAAGAGGGTGATGCAACTGTCAAGACTCTTGCAAAGGGCATGGATGGTGGAGGAGCATCTCTCACATCAACTGCGAGTGCATTGTCACAGGATATTGTTAATACATTTACTGCAAATAGTGGAAAGTTCCAATCTATTGGTCAAAACATCTCACAGATGATCTCAAATGGACTCAATCAGAGCAGGGCAAGTGTTCAAACAATAGTGACTCAGATGATCCAGAACATCCTCACATCATTCCAGAATGCACAGATGCAGTTCACTACAATTGGCAGGAATGTCATTATGGGCATCAGTGATGGCATGAACAACGCTAAAGGCTCAGTTATCAACACAACGCAGAACATTATAAGTGAGATTTCAAATCTCATGAAAAACAATTTGAGCAGATTCAGAGAGATTGGTGTTCAGCTTGTCAATCAGTTCAATGTTGGATTTGGAAGTGGCAAAGGAAATCTTGTAAGCACTGCACAGAGCATTGCATCTGCAATGACATCAGTAGTTAGTGGCTATTATGGTTCATTTAAGTCCATAGGACAAGACCTTGCAGATGGATTAAAAAGCGGATTCCTTTCTCAAGAGGGCGGTATCAAAAGCGCAGTCAATAAGATGATGGAAAGAATCGTTAAGTCTGCAAGAGAAAAAATGGACATCAACTCTCCATCAAAGGTCTGGGCAGAGATTGGAAACTATATGGCTCAAGGTCTTGATGTTGGATTTGTCGGTGAAATGAAAAAGGTCACAAATGACATCAATAATTCACTGCCAACAGGCTTAAATGGTGCTAATTCTACAAATCAGTCCAATAATTTTGACTCAATGGTTTCTGCTTTCAAAGAGGCTCTATATGAGGTCAAGATTGAGATGGATGATGAGACAATGGGCAAGTTTGTTGATAAGACTGTCACAAGACTTGTTTACTCATAAGGAGGTGGAGGCATGAGCTATGTCATCCTAAATGGTGTCAAGAGTACAACAATCAAAGGACTCTTGATTCAGTCCTTGCCTCCAATCTCCAAGCCTTTAATAAGGACAAGTGTTGAGGAGATTGATGGCAGGGATGGAGATATTGTGACCAAGCTAGGATATTCAGCTTATGACAAGCAGATGTCCATTGGTCTTTATGGTGATTATGATGTGGATCAGGTCATTCAGTTCTTTGATTCAGAGGGCACAGTCATATTCTCTAATGAGCCAGATAAATTCTATAATTATGAGATTATAAATCAGATAGATTTTGAAAAGCTCATAAGGTTCAAAACTGCAACAGTCACATTTCATGTGCAACCATTTAAGTTTTCCGCAGTTGATGATGCCTTTTCTTTTTCAATAAATGAGATGAGTGTGAGACCTTATTCTGCAACTAAGAATGGAGTCACAGTTAATGTTGAGAATGGTGTGATCTCATTGCAAGGAACTGCCACAAGTGCAACAGAGTTCTATGTGCCAATAAATGCAATGACCTTGGGTGTAGGAGATTACACTCTCAAAGCATCAACGGATGGAACAGGAGAAAGTTGTTGCTCAATCAGAGTCATTGGCAGTGTTCCATCTGATGCAGACTCCTTTGGTGGCACTTATCTGCCACTTTCAAACAGTGGCTCTGCATCAATGAGTGCAACACTCTCTGCATCAAAGACATTCAATTATGTTTGGTTCTATATCACAAGCGGAACTGCAATGAATTTCACACTAAATGTGGAGATGTTAAATGAGGACTTGGACTCCTGTGTGGTATTTAACAGAGGAAATACAATCTCAAGACCTGCATTCACAATCTATGGCTCTGGAACAATCAATCTCTCAATAAATGGAGCAGAACTATTTGTGATAAATCTTGCAGATGCTGAGTTCATCACTCTTGATGGGCAGGAGATGAATGCATATCAAGGAAATATCTTGATGAATCGTTCTGTTGCAGGAGATTACAACAATTTAGTCCTAAATGTTGGCACAAACACAATCTCATGGGTTGGAAATGTGACTCAGCTTGAGGTTGAGAATGTATCGAGGTGGATTTGATGAGAACAAATTTTCAAATGGAAAATGAAAACATCACAATGGTCAGAGGTGACACTCTTGCATTCAATGTTGAGGTCTTGGATGAGGATGGCAATGCAGTTATAGTTGATTCCGCAGATCTCACTTGCAAAAAGCGTGTGACAGGTGAGGAAAATGTGTTCCACAAGGCTCTTGGAGCAGGGATTGTGCAGACTGATGGACTTTTATGTGTCAGAGTTGCTCCAGAGGACACAAAAGAGATTGATGCAGGGCGATATTTCTATGACCTTTGCATTGGTGTTGACAATGATATTTTTACTATTTTAAGAGGTGTCCTATCAATTGAGCAGGATGTCACTTTTTAAGGAGGAAAATATGAGCAGACAAGATTCAACCAAGATCAGTGATGTCAAAGTCCTATTAAAAATGGGGTCAAATGGTTCTGGGATAGCAAGCATTGAAAAGACAGGCTCAGATTTAAATGTGGACACATACACAATCACTCTTGATGACGGAACTAAGACCACATTTACAGTCACAAATGGCACAAGCATTGCAAGTATTGAGAAAACAGGCACTGTTGGACTTGTTGACACATACACAATCACTTTGACAGATGGCTCAACAAGCACATTTGAGGTTGTAAATGGAGAGGGGAGCACTGCCTCCACAGTACCATATGACAACACAATTAGTGAACTGACTGCCGAAAATGTGCAGGATGCAATTGATGAGATTGATGCGACTGTTGATGCACAGGGTGAATCAATTGATGGCATAGGTGCAGAGATTGCAGATATGAACAACATTCTTGGTGCTAAAAACTTTTTACCAAACAATGCCACAACACAAGCAATCAATGGCATTACATTCACTGTAAATAATGATGGCACTGTAATTGCAAATGGAACTGCAACTGCAAATGCAAATCTTGTTCTTGTTTCAAATCTTGTATTAGATGCAGGTTCATATATTTTGAGTGGTTGCCCTGCAAATGGTAGCGTAAACACTTATTATCTTTACAATGACACTGTTGGCAGTGATTATGGGAATGGTTTTAGTTTTTCCTATAATATAAAAACCACAACTGTTAGATTTGGGATAATGATAAAAAGCGGTACGACAGTATCAAATATTACATTTAAACCTATGATTCGCTTGGCAACTATTAAAGATGATGCCTATGTTCCATATAGTATGACGAATAGAGAACTTAGTTCGCAAATTAG